CGGCGTTGTTGAGGACGCGATCCGGCAATTCAGCAGAAATCGCGTACTCCTCGCACGAAAACGTGTCGCTCGAAATGCGGAATCCGCTGATCGGAGCCGGCGCACCGGGAGCGACGATATCGGCATCTTGCCTCAACCAGTCGGCTTTCGGGAACGTGTAGTATTTGTCTGACTCGCGTCCGCCGGTATCGATGATCGGCGCGAACTGATCCCAGATCCACGACGGATTCCGGTATGCAGTAAGAACGTTCGTCAGAACTTTGTCGGTATGGACATCATTCTTGGTGGGCAGCATGTTTTTTCACCCGTCCTACGAAGCGGAGATAAGTCCGCCGGGGACAACGATTACGGGGATGATGTCCCCAGCAGCGGTGCTCGCAGCGAGCGCGATTGCGCCGTAGTCGTCCAAGTCGGTTGTCGTCTTGACTCCCTTGCCAGCAGCATCAGCCGCAAGTTTGTCTCCACAGGCGATAGCACCAGCATTCCCATCCACAACGAGTTTCGAGATCCCGCCGATGGCCACCGACGCCGCCTCGTTCTCGGCGTCAGGGTCATCCTGCAAGATCCCTGTGATCTTCGTCGTGGTCCCAGCGAGAGCAACTTGCTCATCACTCTCCTGAGTGACAAAGCAATATTGATACGAACTAAGATCGTCCGCAGCGGGGAACGTCGTGACAAACGGATTCACGGCATGAGACATTATTCATCACCAGCCAATTCGGGCTTTGCCCGCAAAACTTCAAGAATAGCCTTATCCAGAGAAAGCTTCTTATTTTCCACGAGCTTGCGGGCTTCGGACAATAGCATATCCTCGCGGCTCGGCATGACATCTCCGGCCCCAGAACCATGCTCGTCGAAGTCAACGACTTTCGGCCCGTTCTCCAGAAGATCCTTTGTCGCCGCCGAATCGACATCATACAGTTTCATATAGCGGTCTTTGTCGGCGGGGCGCATCTGACCCTTGTGGATCATCTCGGCGAAGAATACGTTGCGTTCGTTATCCGCTAGCGTCTTCTTGAGCTTGGCCACATCCGCCACAAGCCTCGCATTCGCCTCTTCGAGTTTCTGCGTCGCGCTCGCGTCTTCCAGCTCTTTGGGAGCCTCCTTCAACGCTGCGATCTCCGCGTCCTTTCCTGCCATCTCCTCATCACGCGTCGTCAGATACTCGCTAAGGGCCTTGATGATGTCTGCGTCCTCGGCAAGCGTGACACCGCGCGAAGTAAGGAGTTCACGGATCTTGTCGTCCATGCTCACCTCGTTTGATCTGTTCTGTTCTGTGTATCCCATTAGGGAAAGCGCTGCATCGCGCTCTTGCGATTCATCGACTCCCCCTCCTATTTGTTCAACTAACATGCGGTACAACTTGCGGATAGCTCCGCTTTCATCCGCCTGAATCGCCATCTCCCCATAAGCGGGGTGGAAGTAATCGCCTTCTCGGAGGATCTCAATGCGATCCGGAAGCTTCCCGGACTCATCGGCGTCTACTGCTGTCATCCCTTTGACAAAAGGCCGATTGGTCAATGTCGCAGCGAAGAGAACGTCATCAAAGCGTTTGTTCGTTTCGGGATCGAGAAATGGGCCGAACTCTGAGGAAATGTAGCGATACGACTTCCCTTTAACAAGCTCTTCGCCGAATGGAGTCCATTCGACATATGCCCATAGTGCCTGCTTGTCGGGCTTTGTCGAAGAAGGACCGACCTCAAGAGATCGGATCCAGCCAGCGGCACCGCGATCTGCGTCATGAACAACATCAATCGCAATGTCAATCCCGCGCACACCGCTCTTAAAATTCTCAAGAATTCTCGTTAGGCGCGTCGGTTCGGCGAGGACTCGCTTCTCATTCATTGCCTTCTCCTTTACTTTTGCCAATGCGACGCGAATCGCCTGCGGAGCACACGTTTTGTCTGTCCCGCCATTCGCAATACAACGCTTCAGCACCCCGTTGGCGATCGAAAGCGCCAAATCGAGGGTGTCTCCTTTCAGATTCTTGAACGATGTGGGGATATTCCCCTTAGACCATGGCATTGATATCAGCGGATGAGACTTCAGATTTCAGAATGAGCACCTTAATGCATCGGCATGGATTCGCGCCCGTTTTTGAATAGACGGCACCGTAACATGCCGGATTCGGGACGATGAATGGCTGTTGCGACTCCATGAGCCCGTCCTTCGACGCACATTCCGCGCAGGTGTCAATATCCAGGACGGAACTGTAGTACGCATCTTGGATCAGCGATCGATAGGTCCCTTCCGCGGAGTTTCGCCCCATACCAAATGCAGAGTCGACGAAATAGGATTCCAACCTGGCGTCGCCATCAGATACCAGCCATGCCTTTTCTAATACTTGGCTCCAGGGCATAGATGCAGATACGACCAAAGACGCGAGGAGGATCGATTCGATGGTTGATCGCGCCTTATCCGTCAGTCGCTTGGCTGCATTCGCGGCCTGAATGACAAGCAGTTCGTCCGTTTCGTCTTCGTCAAGCGGATCGAACTCCTGTAAGGGAACCCCGGCCTGTCGGAGAAGCTCTCCGCGAACCGTTGTCCGACCGTACTGATAGCACTTCTCAAAGGCGTCGTGGAATGTCTCTGCCATCTCGCCAGCACCAATCAGCTCAATATCTCTTAGCTTCGAGAGATCATCGCGCGTCACATAGGGGCCAAGGCGTGATCCCAAATCATTTAGTTGCCGCTTATAGCAGCTTCTCCACTGGACGACAATTTCATTCTCTGCCCGATCGAGGTTGTCCGCGATTTCCTCAAAGGCGACGAATTGCTCATAGGGCATTCTCTCTCGTTCTTGGAGCTTCTTCGTGCCGTGATCGCATTCGTGCGCTTCGTGCGTTTTGGGAACCTGTTGCTCTGTACGCTCTCGCGTAACCGTCTTGACAGGACGCGGATTCTGCTTGTTAACCGGGATCCCGAAGATCCTGCGCAGGAATCCCTCTAGCGTGTCATCTGGTTCCATCGCCCCGCTCTGAACCAACTGGGCAATGACCGCAGCCTCTTTGTGCGAGTCCGTCTTCTTCGTCCGCACACACGTCCACTGCGGATAGCCCTTTACTCCAGAGAAGTTGAGATCGACAAGGTCGCGAAGCCCGTGGCTCTCTCCGTCATTCCCTTCGGAGATGACATGCCCCATATACTGCGTTATGGAGGCGAGGTTCATCAAAAAGAGGTCCGTCATGTCCTCAGATAGGGCTCTAGTCCCTCCGTCGCTCTCCCCCAGGTTAATGAACTGGGCAAGCACGGAACGGGCAATCATGATATCGTGGTGATGAATCAACTCCATCAGGTCATTCGAGCCAGCTTGCCCGCCCGCTGGGACCATGATGTCAATGACGTCTTTCAGCGGGATCTCCCCGGCGATCTTCCCCGCGTAGATGTACCCATATTCGTTGGAGCGAAGCGCCTTAAGGACGTCGCGGAATTTCTCTTCCTCTTCGTCCGTCGCGTCAGCCGGCAGAGCGCCAATCGGCGTCCCTACTCCGTATCGCTCATGGCGAATCGCCGCGATCTTGTAAAGCGCGTCCTTCATCAGCCAATGCTTGTACGCGCCGCGCAATACTGATTGCCCTTCGTAGTTCTCCCCCACCTGATCGTTCGTGAAGCGCAGAACCTTCTCGCCGGGAATCCAAATATCAGAGCGGAACATTTGTTTCTGGTTGTCCCATGTGTATTGATTGACGCGACCTACATGCCCGTCAACGCTTTCCCACGCATTAACCGTCCATGGGAGGCGTGCCGCCAACCTTCGCCATACGATCTTGCCGTTCTCTTCGCCGAAAATGGGCTCGAACAGCATGAACCCATACCAGATATGGTCGGCCATAGTCCCGCGGACAGACGACCACACGCGCTTGATCTGTTCCTCAGCGAACTTGGCGATCTCAATATCATCGCGTGCCGGCCTGTCGGCTCCGGGCTCTTTGTAGGGGATCATCTCCCAATCCGACTGAAGGATGGAGAGCTTGATTGCATTCTTAATCCCGGCGACTTGGCCGTCACCGCGCAACATCTTGTCAACGGTGTCGATCTTCCAGTCTGTTAGGTAGTCGTCACCGAGAATCGTTGAAGGGATATACGGACGCTGGATAGTGCCAGCGCTGATCTCCGTGCCGCTGCGACCATGTTCGGCTGCGTTAAATCCAACCCCATCCGGCATTAAAACTCCCTCGACAACATATTCCCAGCGATCGTGTCAGAACTTGTATGAATGCTTTTGCCTAATACGCTTTCTCCGCCCGTCTCCAATGAGAGTTGCGCTATTCCACACACCTGACGCCAATGAGCCATCAGCAAAGCGTCTCCAAAGTCCGGAGACCGCGGAGGGTCGATCGTGATGACTCTTCCTTTGGCGTCGAATTTCCATGTGTATCCAGATAGATCGGATTTCATCCGCTCAAGATGCTTCGAGTTCGGAAGCGCGATCATGCCGTCTAGGAATCTTTCACGAAGTGAGAACAGCATCTCGGACTTGAGGTTTGCGAAACGCTCTGTATTTCGCGCTTTCCGCTGGCTGACCCATCCCTTGACCGGAATATGCCGATTCCTCAATTGGTCGCACGGGCCACCCCCCAACCCGTTCTCATCAATGGCGCACTTGCCCTTCCAGTCCAGCCACGCCTCGTTGAACCAATCCGTCGCATCCTCGGTGTTCCGCGTCTTGCGGGCCCGGATGTCGGCGACATAGTCTCCATCTAGCCGGACTATGACCGAATCATCTCCACCACGAGCGATGTCCATGGCGAATGACCGCATCGTTGGATCAGGCCGGATGAAGTCCAGCCGTTCCTTGGAGCACGCTTCCTCAATCGCGCCCAAAGGAATGACCGCGTCATCAGAGGATAGCGGAAACTTCCCGAGGATACGTGCCTGCCACATGGGCGAGTGCTCTCCCCAATCCGATCTCTTAGACTCGACCCAATCTGGATCTGCAATATGTGGCGGAGCCTCTAATGTCGATATTTCAATGACATTTCGGATTCCCGCCTCTCGCAGACTGTCATTGGCCGGGTCCGTGCAGCGGTTGTAGAAGAATCCCGCTGTCCGAATCGGGTTTCCGATGAACAGCATCCGGGAATTGGCCGACGTGGCACAGGATTCAAGCGCCTCGGCGATCTTGTCATCCAGAACGCTGGATTCCTCAGAGATAATCAGCAGATTTGGCGCATGGAATCCCTGAATCCTCTCAGGATTGTCCTTGTCAGTCCCGAAGATCCCGATATACGAATCCTGGGAATTGGGGTCGAGGAACAGTTCGCGTGCCCGCAAATCCCCTCCGAGAGGGAACTTAGATCCAGTATATGCAGAGCGCACTTCTGCCCACGTCTGCATTCGCAACTGGTCGAATTTTGCCCCAACGATGATGACTCGCGTTCTCTCTCCAGTCGTCGCCCAACAATAGAAGAACGTCAGCGCGAGTCTCCCGGCAAGCCACGTCTTCCCGACCGAATTCCCGGTCTGGGCGAACGTTTGCTTGTACTTCCAGACGCTCTCCGCGATCTCGCGCTGTCGGCACCATAGATTGGCACCGAGGATCGAGTCCAGGAAGATCTCTGGATGATGAGGAAGGTCCGCTGCAAGAAGCGTGTCTAGGTTCTTCTGCTTGAGGTCTGTCAAGGTATCATTCGGCCCGCCGGGGATTTCTCCCCGACGAGCCTAGGAGGAGACGAGGCGTCTCGGTAAGGAGACGTGTCTGCGCTCACACTGCGAATCGCGCATTCGCTGCGCTTGTTGTCTGTTTGTTTCTGGCGGAGCTGGCGGGTCAGAAGCTGCGACCGGCCGCCTTCCTGGTATATCTACACGAGTTGCAGCAGGCGGGGTCCATCCCGAGAGCGCTGGTCTCCCTGTAGAGAGCGCCGTCGCCCATGACAGACCTCCGTCGCCTATGAGTTTATGTGTACTTCTGGTGGAGCTGGCGAGAGTTGAACTCGCGTCCAGCATGTCTTCCCGTCGAGTCATTCACGCGCGTAGCCCGCTCTTGGTGTCGGGATCGCTCGGCTGCGGGCCGCCACGACCCCCTATCGCGCCACGAATCGTGCCAAAGTGACACGATTCGGTGTGTCGGCCTTGTACCGGATCGGTATCAGGCCATCGCCTTATCCGTCTACGCGAAGACGAAAGAAGGGGTGCCGACCTTGCGTCCGCCCGTCAGCGCATCGGCTACGCTCGACAAGGCGCTTCGCACGCTAGCGAAGATTCTCTTGGTGAATGCCACAGTTGTTGTGGTTGTTGCGCGCACTCTCTGTTCCCTCACACTGTCGAAACCATTCAGCCCCCGCTTAAACACGTGTTCACTTTTTCTCGAAGAACCGCGACACAATGTCGGCGACACCCTCAAACCCCACTGCCGACAAGATGCCCGCCACTCCGAGAACCACTAATAGCTCGTTCACGTGCGCGTAGTGCCCCCAAAGGATGAATGCCGGAACAATGAATCCGCCAAACGCAAACTTCCTCCCACCAGCAGCCCCCACCGCGCCCTGCACCGCCGACTTCACGCCAAAACCGAGACGAGATAGAATCTTGCCAATCATGAGAGGTATGCACCAATCCCCGCGCCAATCAGCGCCAACAAAACAGGTACGCCAATCTTCAGAATCAACCCCATGTTCGTCTCCGCGCGCTCCATCCGCGAACATAGCCCACGACTCGGATCCCCATTCCCAACCACAGCCTTCCGAATCGGGACCACCTCTTCTGCAATCTCCTCACGAAGAGACCGCCCTAGATCGTTCATCGCCCCCGTCACCCGGTCGCCAAGCTTCTCCAGCGCCCCGTTGATCAAAGCATATGAACTCTCCAACGAGCGGAGCCGCCCTTCCGTCAATCCATCTTCGTAGGTGTTTTCAGCCATGCCGTCCCTTATTGTGAACGTGGCACACGACTCGGGTCACTCCGGGCCGCTTCTATTCCTGTAGGCATCAGCCATCTCCCGGACCTGGGCGCGAGACAGCTTGAACTTCTTCCCGATCCTCTCCGCAACAACCTCGGCCTCGTCAGCCCCAGCCATTCTCCAAAACAACCTCCAGGGCAACCAACACTCCGCATCATGCTCCACGTCGTTCCATGGGCTAGGAGGCACCGCTCTATCGCCACGCCGCAACGCCTGCACACGCCCACGCGGACGCCGATACTGACTGCGGGGAAGCTCTCGATACGTCTTGCCCATCTCACCAGTCCACATGCACCGTGATCCGCAGCTTCAACTTACGCAACCACGCAAGCCCTGGCGTCACGTACTCGCGAATCTTCGACATTGGCCCTCCACGGTGACAACACCGCATTCAAATGCCCAGCCATTGCGGATTACAACAAACGCGCCAAGGGGATTGAGCTACAGAAGAAAGCGCCTTCTTATGCACTATTCAGGCATCGGATCTGCTGGCAGGAAACCGGGGAAGGGACGAATCACACGGAAAGCATGTTCAGGATGCCATTTTGGCAAGTTGTACGCCACAGAAGGACAGCCCATCCGATTCTTGTCCTCGCAGGAAGGATAAGGACACCGCTCTCTCTTCACGCGACAATTGTGTGCGGTTGGCCCGATTACGAACCGATTTTTCACGGTTCCCCGCGATCGCTGCATAGGCACGGGCCGAGCGGGGCATAGATATCGACCGGAGCCTTGTGTCGAGGCATTCCAGTCTGTTCAGCGATCACACCCGCGCGACACCGCAACCGCAACACGCTGGCGATATAGGAGCTTGCGCCCACACGGATGAACCCGAGTTTCGTCGCCAGCCATTCAATGGCCGAGGCCGCGCTACGGCTCCCTGCGCCACAGGAGGTTGCACCCGCCAAGGGTACCTAGTCCGTAGGGCGGTTGTAGGGATAGAGAAGGGTACCTTCCCCCTGGGCCATCTAGCGTCAGACACAATCTTTTGTGTTCCGTTTTTATGTACATCATTCCGCCCGCTGCTGGCTCTTGACGCGCCGTTAGCGGTCCGCTATAATCATCACCGTAGCCTCTTGAGAAGGGGGTGATTTCATGACAGGAGTACCGCCACAGATCAAGGCAATCGACGAAGAACTCGCTGCCTCTTCGGACGAGTATCGCGAGCATCTTGCGCAGCGCGTTCGGCTATTGAGTGCGAAGCTATCTGCTTTCGACTCCCTCCTGAGGGAACGCAACAGGATAGCAGCAGAGCGCGATCGAATCGTTGATCTCATTGCACTCTATGGAGAGGCAGAGCATGTCAATGGACCGCAACACGAAGAGAGATTTAGGTCTCTCGATGTTTCGAGTGTCATGCCTGGAGAGTTTTCTAACGCATCGGAATGGCCCGTATGGAAGGCCTGTGCTGAGATCCTGCGCAGAGAGCATCGAGAGATGTTCACGGGAGAACTCGTGACCCGCCTAATGGCGGGAAGACGTGAACTGAGCGACAAGAATCCGTCATCGCAAGTTAACGCATCCATGAGTGCAGTGGATGGCGTGTTCTACAAGAAGCTGCACAATGGCAAGGCCCGATGGGGTCTTGTCGAATGGAAGAAAGACAAGGGACCGACGTCAGATCTGACAGTCTAGCTCGTCGGTCCCTCATTGGTCCCCGGCGTGGCGGAACCGGCAAACGCACTGACCTGGCAGGTCGGCGTCCTCTCCGGGACTTGCAGGTTCGAATCCTGTCGCCGGGACTACACCTACGGGGGTGCTGGGTAAGTGGCTGGCCCTTATAAGTCCGCGCCAGGGGGTTCAACTCCCCCCACCTCCATTGGTTGCTTCAACCATACAACAAGAGAGGTCTCATGTCAACTAACCGCTCTTGTACTCTGACTTCTTTAGCTCCTCAGCGAGCGCATCACGAACGATCTGTGCCGCCGACTTCCCGGATACCGCCGATGCCTTTCGAAGCGCCTTGAACATGCTGGTAGGTATCGAAAACTGCCTAGCCGTCAGGGGGTCGTCTTCGTCGATCGCCGGTCGCGCCATTCGCATCACCGTCGCATTATAGCATTCATGCATTCGTGAGTCAACCTCTTGACATCCTAGGGCATTAGTGATATAA